ATATTATTAATAATATCTATATTTTTATTAAATTGTAAATGTTTATATATATAATTATTATCTAAGTTTAATACTGATTTTTGTAAAATACTACTTAAAGGCAACCCTATCTTAGAATAGTTAAAAAATTTTATATCTTTTAATAAAGGAAGAGTTATAATAGATGTTATATTAATAACTTCTGAGTTTGAATCTGTAATTTTTAATTTATTTGTATATACTTCAAAAAAATATTTTTTTGTAGTAATACTATTAGTTTCATCATCCACTACAAAAATATTATTTTCATCATCATCCACATTATTATCTATTATACTTACAATATTTGAGTTAACCTTAGTGCTATAAATTGAATCAATTCCATTACTTATAAATGGAGTATTTAATTCATGTGTATTATAAATAAAAGATTTATAATTCTCTTCTACACTTAAGCTTTTATTTCTATATTCTTTATATATATCGGCTTCTTCATTTAGATAACTACTTATTTCAATCGGTTGATAAGATAAATTATCTTCATATTGCGTTGGTTCTAAAATATCTGAAAGATTTAAATCATATAATTTATTTTTATTTTTTGAAACTGGTACTATCCAATGAATATTATTATTTAATGAAGTTAATACATTAATTAATGGTTTATAATTATTACTTATTGGGGGCGGCATTATTGGATAATCATTACTATCAAAAACAGAAAACTCTTGTCTTAATTGAATAAATCGTTCAATAGTACTTTGAATACCTTTAATAACATTTGTTTTTTCACGTTCTTGTGTTTGAAACTCAGAAATTAATTCATCTAATAAATCCTCCTTTTGTTGTTCTATTGTATATCGACGTTCTTCTTCAGATGCTTCAACTTCAATTGTTAATTCATATGTAGAATCGCCAAAATCTATGGCATCTGCTTCAATCAAATTAGTATTAATCATTGAATCTACAATCGCTTGAGAGGAATCATCCTGCGTTGGCTCATATTCTGAATTTTGCTCTGGAGTTTGTTCTGGAGTTTGCTCTGGAGTTTGTTCTGGAGTTTGCTCTGGAGTTTGCTCTGGCAAATCACTTGGTAATTGCTCTGGCAAATCACTTGGCAATTGCTCTGGAGATTCTATATCAGGATTTGTAATAATATTTATTGATTCAATTAAGTCTTCATTAATACCTTTATATTCAAAATCAATATAAATAATAGTATTGCTTGGATATAATTTAACATGAATCATGTCTTCTTCTAAATCAACAATTATACCTTTTCTACTTTCTCCGTTAGTAAAAAATATTTCAATCCAAGTTCCAGGAACTAAAGCGTTTTGAGAAGCATATCCAAATGTAGTTGCTCTGCTTAATAGGTTAATTAATGTTATTGATGTTTCGCTTAATACACTATCTATTATACTAAGTTTTAATGTTTCATTAGTTTCTATATTTACTAAAACAACTTTGTCTTGATCAATATATTTTATGTAAAATTTTTTTAAATTTATACTTTGATTTTCTGGTGCAATTATTTCTATAATATCTCCTAATTGAATATTAATGTCTTCTTTAATTATAGACTCCATATCTTATATTTATAATAGAAATTATTAATTTAAATACAATTAATAATTAATAATTATTAATTAATAATTAAACATTTACAAAGGTTCTTCTGGAGCTTGTGACATAGGAGCTTGTGACATAGAAGCTTGTGACATAGGAGCTTGTGACATAGAAGCTTGTGACATAGAAGCTTGTGACATAGGAGGTTGCCCTAGAAATTGTCCGGTAGTTTGTGGAGCAGAGTTAATTTTAATCAAAGGAATTGCTTTATTTAAAGTTTCTAGTTCATCTGGATTTAGTTCTCCAAAATTAGGTAATAGTTTTTTAAAATATTCAATCGCATAATCGGCAGCACTAGTAATATATTCAATAATTAACGTTTTTTCAACAGGGCTCTTAAAAGCAATCCGAATAATGCTTTCATCAATATGAGGATGCGGCTTTTTAAACCCACAAAAAGTTAGAGTTTTAGTAGTATTGTAATATAGTTCGTATAATGAATATTCCAAAATTTTACCAATTGTATAATCTTCTGTCTTTAGAATAATATCAAAACAATTTTCAACAGTATTAATACTATTAATAATAAGGTCATTTTGTGTTTTATAAATATTTTTAATTTCTAATAAGCGATAAATAATAATTTTAATTGCTTTAATAATAATTTCATAATTGGTAAATACACCTAATGTTTTAATTCTAAAATCAAAACTATTAGGAATAACAATTCTTTTGGCATCTAATAATAACCAATCAGTAATTAAATACTCAATTTCTTTATCATCCGTATATTTAGATTGTAATTCATCTAATTTTTCTTGTTTTGCTTTATCAATCGCAAAGTTATCTAATGTACATGAATAACTACAAAGAGATACAATATTAAAACTTCCATTCTCAGAAGCACTTCCTACAGAAAGTTTTGCTGTAAGAGTTAATTCTTCTCCCACAATATTTTCAGAATATTTTGGTTTTAATTTACAAAATTCAATAAAATGTTGCGTTATTTCATTTTTAGGAAAAACTTTACTTACAATTGATTCATCTAAATATTTATTTGTTTTTAAATACTTAATTTTAAAATCACCTGTAGTAACATATATAACTTGTTCTGTATTATTTACAACATTTACTTCTACAACATAATCAGCCAGTTCTTCTAATAATTTATCTGATGGAATATATAACAATTCATTTAATAGTAATTTATTTATATGAAAAATTGGAATACAAGATAAGCGATGTTTTAATATTTCATTATGAAATATACTTGTATTAACATCAATTGTCACATCATTTTTTTCATATGGGGTTGTGCGAATTACTATTGTAGGAATATCAGATAAAATCACACGTCGTAAAGCATTGACAAAACTAACATTAATATTATTAATTGTAAAATGTAAAATATTATCTTTTTCAAATAAATCAATAACAGACGGCTCCATTTTTGTATTTATATATAAATATATAAATTATTCAATTTTATATTTTATATTTTAATTTTAATTAATAATATTTTAATAATATTTTAATAATATTTTAATAATATTAAGTTAAAATTAAAATTAATTAAAATTATTAAATTATAAATGAGTTTTATATTATTTTATAGTAATTATTGTAAAAATTGTTCTATTATATTACAAAAAATAGCTAATTCAAATGTTAAAAATGATATTCATTTTATAAGTATAGATAACAGAATTAAAAAAACAGACGGTTCCACCTATATTATATTAAAAAATCAAAAAGAAATTATTTTACCACATACAGTTGATAGAGTTCCAGCATTATTATTATTAAATCGCGGAAATCAAGTTTTATTTGGTAATTCCATTTTAGAACAATTGGTTCCTGTTAAAACTGGAATAGAAAAAAGAATGGCAAATCAAGAACCATCCGCATTTTCTTTAAATGATGTTAATTGCTTTGGTGTAATTTCTGATAATTACAGTTTTTTAGACCAATCATCAGAAGAATTATCGGCAAAAGGAACCGGCGGTATGAGACAATTACGAAATAATGTTTCTTGGGAATATAATGATACAATAGAAACACCTCCAGAAGATTATGTTCCAAATACAGTTGGAGAAGTCTCTATAGAACAATTAAAAAAACAAAGAGAAACTTCTATTAAATAATTTATATATATATAAAATAAATTATATAAAGAAAAAGTATAATTATTATAATAATAAATGAGTAATATAGATGTGTTAAGTGCTTTTAATAATCATTTGACTGAATTATTTGAAGCATTAATTGAAATGTTTCCAAACGATCATACAATTAAACTTGCCAATACGGCAATATTAACATTACGAAAAGCAAATCCAAAAATTGTATTGCCTATATGGAAAACATATATATTAGACAAATATGAAGAAAATATTATGTTAGGAGATCTTAATTATTTTTTAGAAAAAGATTGGACTAGTGATTTTGTGGAAGAATCTTCTGTCAAATTAGTTTTAGAAAAAATAACAATTGTTAAACAAACTATAAAAAACTTAAGTGATGATGATTTAAAAAAAACAATATTATATTTACAAAATTTAACCAAATTGTGCAAACTTTATTACATTAATAAAGCAAATAAAGGAAATAAAACAAATAAAAAATACTAATTAATAATATTATATTAGAAAAATAATATTATTATAATATTTTATTTTTTAGATATTTGTCTTATTCGTTGTGTTTGCTGGCGCGATTGCCGTTGTCTACGTTTAAATGTTTGTTTTTTTCCTCGATTTTTTCCTCGATTTTTTGTTTTTTGTTTTTTTTTGCCTGCCAATGGTCCTGTAATAAGTTCTACGGTTGGACCAAAATTTGTAAAAAGTCCCCAAATACCATTTACTTCAGGATCACGCAGTAAAAATTTTTTAATTAATTTTTCCTTAACATTAAGATCAGAATTATGAAATAATATAAAGTGTCCATTATTAAACATTAATGATGTATTACTTACAGCATTCGTAAAGTTTCGCGAATTATATATCATTTTATCATGTTTAATATCAGAACTCCCATACTCATCAAATACATGTTCAATCTCATAATTAATAAAAGTAACTGAAGCACATAACAGTCGATCCACCTCTTTTTTTGCCGCAAAATCATAAAATAATATTATAAAATTATGTTGATAATGATAAGCTAAAAAAAAAAGAAAAAACGTATCAACATTTGGTTCATCCCTTAATATTTTAAGTTCTTCATAATTAAGCGTTTTTTGTACTCCATCTATAAAAAAATGCGTGGGATCATCAATATCTAAAATAAACGTACGATTTCCTATAGGAATTGTAAATAAATTTATCATTGCTTGTAACATAGATATAAGTTGAATAGTAATATTTCGATTTTTCGAAAAATTAATAAGCTTAGCTTTAATATCTTGTCTTTTCCACCTTAACGTGTTTTTTTCACGCAGAGTCATATTATAAGGAGTACTTGAAATTTGTTGTATATCTTCTAGAGATATATTTACTCCACTTTCTCGTGCATTATCTATACTATATTTAAATAAATCATTTATTATTAATTTACGCGTTGTTACATATATTTTTATTCCTGAAATTATATTTTTAATTAATGCCTCTTTTGTTGGATGTATTAAGTACTCTGAATGAAGCGCGCTTTTACTTTGAAAATCAAAAGCAAGTTTGATTGTATATAATCCACAAAATCCGTCGCCTGTTGGATTCATAACAAACCAATCATCAGAATCTTTAAATATTATTCTAATTTTTCCTTTGGCATTTAAATCAATCCCATTTATATCATTCCATTCTTCTAATGTTATAGGGTTTTGAAAATGACGATTTCCACGAGGTGTTATTGTAGATTCCATTATAATATATTGTTTTATTATAATAAAAGTTATTCTTCTTCATGTGTTTGTGTTAAACTTTCGGAAACAATATTTACAATTTTAGTTTTTTTCTTTTTATTGCGTTTGTTACGTTTATTTTCTGGTTTATTTTCTGGTTTAGTTTTTTCAACATGCTCTCCTAAAGAATATAATAATTCTTGCATTCCAAAATCATTAACTCCTAAATTTTTAATTGTTCCTTCAGTTGTTGGTTGTGTTTGCTTTGCGTTTTTAATATTATCGCGATTTTTTTCTAATTTTTTAAGCATTTTTTCTTTCATTTTTGCTTTATTTAAATTTTTAGATAATTCTCTATTTAATGCGCCCATATCCATTTTTCCGCCCATGCCACCCATGCCTGGAATACCCATTTTTGAAAATAATGATTCTAAATTATTCATTCCTGGCATATTTTTCATATTGGCAACAAACTCTGTCGCCTCTTGAATTAAATCGCTTTCTTTAATTTCGCCACTTTTAAGTTTAGTATCTAATTTTGAACCAACATTTTTGACTAAACTTAACAGTTTAGTTGGATTTTTAAATAACTTACTAAATACATCATTAATAGAAGAGTCATCTTTAATATTAATATCTAATTCTTCTGCGGTTTCCTCCGCAATTTCTTTAGCCAAAGCACCAATTTTTCCTTCCATCATTTGATTAATGTGAGCATGTAAATCTGCCGCATTAGGCAACTCCATATTATCGCCATCTTCGCTTTCGCCACCATCCTCGCCATCCTCGCCTTCACTTTTTTTTGCCTTTTTTTTTTTAAAAATATTTTCCATTTCAGCTAATGATTCCGCAATTTTTTTTTTAAATTCATCATTATTAATTGCCTCAAATAATTGCGCACTGTCGCCAAATGTATCTTTTGTATTAACATCGGCAACTACTGTAAATAAAATTAATTTTAAATAATTCCAAATTGTTGATTTAGTTTCCTCACTAATATCACTATTCCATAAATCTACAAAATTAATCTCTGGTAATAAAAACACTTCAGATTCTTTATTAAAAAGCTCATTATTTTCATATAAAATATAAAAAAAATATTGTGGAAAAGTAGATTTACAATATGTATAAATACTATTAATTAGCTTATTAATTGTATTAACGTTATTATTATCAGAACTATCCTTTATTATACTATTTAATTCTTTAATTGGATTATTAGTTTTCTCTATGATATCAGGAAACGTTATTAACAAATCTTCAGCAAAATCACAAATTACTTTAGTAAATTCCTCATTTTTTTCATCACTAGTTTCATCCATATTACTAATTATATTAATTAGTTGTTTATATTTAAATAATAAATTATTTAAATAATAAATTATTTAAATAATAAATTATTATTTTATTATTATTTTATTATTAATAAATTATTATTAACTATATATAAATGAGTATAGAATTTTGGTTAAAAGATCCAACCATATTATTTAAAGAAAATATTATGGAACTATGGCCGAAATCTTCAATGAGTTATGAAGAAAAATTAAATGCAATCACGCGCTTAATTATAGTATTAATTATTATTGGACTAATAATTACACAAAACTTAAATATATTAATGTTAGGTATAATTACATTAATCATAATTATATTATTATATTATAACAATCAAAAAAAAGAAAGTTTTACAAATATACAAGAAACTAGTATAGAAAAATATTATAAAGCCAATAAACACTCATTTCAACAACCAAAAAATAACAATCCATTAATGAATATAGTTCTTCCACAAATACATTATGAGCCAACCCGTAAACCTGCCGCTCCAGCTTTCTTACCCGAAGTAAGTAAAACTATAGATAATTGTGTTAAAGAGTTTGTTTCAAAACCATTTAAAGACCCTAGTATAAAAGATAAATTATTTTCTAACTTAGGAGATGAGTTTAACTTTAATAGATCAATGATTCCATATAATACTATGCCAAATACACTAGTTCCAAGCGACCAAAAAAAATTTCTAGAATATTTATATGGAACTATGATTTCAGGAAAAGAAGGCAACCAGCTTGCTTTATATAGAAATAATTCTGGCGCCTATAATTATACAAATCCATAATATTTAAAAATTATATTTAAAAATAATATTTAAAATATATAATAATAATATAATGAATTTTTCAACCCCAATAGATAAATTATTTGATAGTACATCAAGAATTGGTAATGATGTATGTGATTTAACAAATAGAAATAAAGTAAATATTTCTTCAGCAAATTATATGTTAGAAAATTATGCTTCTACAAATCCAATATCAGAAGCTTTTAAAATTGCTCTTAATAATCAAAATATAATTTTAAAAGGAAGTACAAATGGAGGATTTAATAGCAATAATGTTGATGAAAATAATGTATTAACATTTGGACAAGGAACAAACCTTAGAGAAAAAGAATTAATTCAACAAAGAATATTTAATACGCTTCCATATTTAGGAAAAGGAGAGGTTAATATTCCTTTAGAAAATACCTTAAGAAGTGGTTTATATAATTATTACTCTAAAAGCACAGATTCAATCTCTGAAGTAACAAATTTTAATTTGACTTATATTCCATTGATTCCATCACTTAAAACAGAATTAACAAATCCAGCAAACTTTATTGAAAACTCAGCAAATGATGGTTGGGTTAGAGGCGGCGTCCCATCTAGACTATTAGCGAGAGAAGAAATAAACTAATTAAGATTTAATATTAAGATTTAATAATATAAATATTACTTGTTAATATATTTATATTAATAATGGTTTTATATGTTACAGATTTTGTATGTACTTATCATCTTATGGATGACCCGGAGGATGCTGATGATTCTGATAAATTATTTAAATTACAATTTTTACAAGCATTCAATTATGATATAACTAATTCATCGCAATCATTAGAAGAGTATTTTAATACAATTGCTTTAACTACTACTAAATTATATGATTTATATAAAACAAATGAATTAATTAAAAAATTAATTGAGAAAGTTAGAACATCTAATTCTAATTATAATAATGAAAATGATGACTTTATAATTTTTCAATTATGCTTTAGTTATTCTTATTTTTATATTACCCATAAAATTTTGTGTTTAATTATTAATACTAATAATACTAATAATACTAATAATACTTTTCATTATCAAGAACTATTAAAAATAATTAATAGAATAAAATAATAAATGAATACTTGTATTGTTTGTTTAGAACCAGAGCCGTCAACTAAACTAATTGAGTTGAAACACTGTGGAACTTATTATGTTCATAAGGCATGCCATAAAAAATGGATTGTCGAAAATAATACTTGTATTATTTGTAGACAAGAATTAACATCGCCGGTATATTTACATATACATATAAATATATATTATTTTATACTATTTAAGATTTATTGTATTACTACTATTATTAGTTGTTTTGGATTAACTATATATATCTTTGTTACTTGTGATTTTAAAGTTCCATATTGTAAACTATTTTAATTATTTTATATTTTATATTTTATATAGTATAGTATATAGTATATAATGTTTTGCGAATATATTCAAGGTATTAGTCCTTCATTATGTAAAAATACAGGAGGCACACGGGATAAAAATAGCGCAGCAAATTATTGTTTAGAGCAACAAGCAATTAATAAAATAATGAATCATAGATTATATGATAATGGACCAAATGGAGATGCTTATAATCCAGCATTTCCGCGATATATAAATCCAAGCAAAATGCCAGCCAATTTATTCTCATTTAATGCTGTAGATATTGAATCGGCATTATTAAATATTGGTTCAAACAATTTAGTTGAACCAAGAAAAGAATTTTTACCACAATTTAAAAGTAATTTAGAAGAAATTAAATTTTTTGAACAGACACGACTTATTAAAGAAAATATGTTTATCCCATTAAATAATCAGAGACCAACTATTTTTTAATTTTTCTTTTAAATTAAGAATATAGAATATATATTATATTATATATTCTATATAATATAATATATAAATGGCATTTTCAAGGGATGACGAAGCAAATATTAAATGTAAATTACTTTCTAGTAGCAATAGTTTAAATTATATGTTAAATGTTCCTGGTAATGGTTCAAATCCTAATTTTTTTATAGACCCACAAATTAGATTACAAAAGTTTGGTGGAAATATTGGAAATCATATAATTGATATTAATAGTAATTTATTAGGAATTAATAAAGAAATAACAAAATATGATTTTATTCTAAATTCAAGAGACCCATATATTAAAACTACCTATGTAAAAAATGATTATCCAATAATTAACTTTGCCATAACAGATCAATCAAGATCGGTTTTACCTGCGTGGCAATTAAAAGATTTAGAAAGAATAAATTGGGCTTATCCATTAGAAGACCCTCAGGCAAATATTCAAAAACAATTTGTTAATAATATTGATACACGACAACATGGCAAAGATAATTTTACTAATAACTATTAAGCATAACATTAAGCATAAATAGTTATATATTAATATTAATTAAGTATTAATGTATAATATAAAATATTTATAAAAATATTATAGTTTATATATAATGGCGGCACTAGCACTACCTATTTTAGCACTTGGAGGTATATATATATATTGTAATTCAAATAAAAAAAAAGAAGAAGCATATACAAATTTAAATAGATTAAATACTTTAACAAATACTAATGTCCCTGATATAAACTATCCAACCGAAAGCGTAACTATTAGTTCTAAAAATGAAAATTCTGTAAGGCAATATAATGGTCAAGGTCAAAGCACAGATGTATTTTTTAATAACTCAAACAACTCAAACAACTCAAATAATATTAAAAGTTTATCAGGCGAAACTTTAACTTCACAAAACTTTACGCATAAAAATATGGTTCCTTTTTTTGGTTCAAAGGTTACCCAAAATAGTGTAGACAATAACCCTTATATACTAGATGCCATGAGTGGAGCTGGCACACAAAATATTAAAAAAATAGAAACCGCACCATTATTTAAACCAGAAACAAATATCCAATATGCGCATGGAACGCCAAATCAAACCGACTTTATAAGATCAAGACAAGTTACTTCGCAAAAATATGCGAATGTTCTTCCTTGGACCCAAGAAAGAGTTGGGCCTGGTTTAGGACTTGGAAATACAACTCAAGGAGATGGCGGTTTTAATTCTGGGATGAGCGCACGCGAATCATGGTTACCGCCAACCGTTGATGAATTAAGAACTAAAACAAATCCAAAAATTACTTATAATTTAGATGGATATGAAGGAGCTCCAAATTATCCAATTAAAAATATTGGTTCAATTGGTACTGTTGAAAAAAATAGACCAGATCAAGCTCATTCAATGGGTCCACAGCATTGGTTTACTACAACAGGAAACTCATTAGGACAAACATTACAACCACAACAAATGATGCCAGATACAAATAATTTATCAGCAGAATATTTTGGAAGCGGTACTAATTCCACAAATAAAGGCATTTATACAAAGTCACATTATGAAGAAACTCACAGAACTGAGCCTTCTCGTGCTTTAAATTTAAATCCGCCTACTTCACTAGGACAAAATAATATATCAGACCAAGATTATGGCAAACAAAGTTTTACTATTTTAAATAATAATAGAAGTGAAAATATAAAACAAAATGCCAATAATACAGACTTTAGAAATGTGTCAACTTTTGTGAAAGGAATTTTTGCTCCAATATTAGATGTATTAAAACCAACCAGAAAAGAAGATGTAATACATAATTCAAATCAATTAGGTAACGTTCAGTGTAGTGTTCCAAAACTTCCAATAACAAATCCAGGTGATCGACTTAAAACAACTACAAAAGAAACTACAATTGACAAGGTTGGTTTAAATTATTTAAATATATCACAAATAAATAATCCAGGAGGCGGTTATGAGAATACTAATATGACGGCTAAAACGCAGCAACGCAATTCTGGAAACTCATCAGTAACTGGTAATATAGGAAATACAAGCGCAACCAATGCACCAATGGATTTATCCGCATGGAATAATCAACATAATAATGTAAATAAAACACAACAAAGTTGGCCAATGGCTGGCGGAACACAAATATATAGCGGAAATATAAATATGAATATAAATCGCAGAGACAATGATCGTGTAAATAATCGATTAACTACAAATGATTTTATTAGAACTGTACCAGTTGACAATTCATTGACAATTCCCTCAATAGAAAGCATTGGAAAGATTCATGCACCTCAACAATATAAAGAAGAAAATTTAGAGAGAATAGACCCAAGCATATTACAAGCTTTTAAATCCAATCCATATGCGAAGTCTCTAAATAGTTATTAAAATTGTTAAAAGATAAATTAATAATTTATTAAAGATAAAGTATTAATTATAAATAATAAATAATTTATGAAAGAAAATATAATTATACATGAAAACATTGAAGAAAAATTAGATTATTTTATTAAAAATCAAAAAATTCCAAATATATTATTTCATGGACCAAGTGGTTCAGGAAAAAGAACCTTAATTTTAAAATTTATAGATAAAATTTATGAAAACAAAGAAATGAAACAAAAATATGTCTTATTTATTAATTGCGCTCAGGGTAAAGGGATAAAGTTTATAAGAGAAGATCTAAAATTTTTTGCCAAAACTAATATACATTCGCAAAATGGGATACTATTTAAAACTATCATTTTATCAAATGCTGATAAATTAACTATAGATGCTCAGTCTGCTTTGCGAAGATGTATTGAATTATTTAGCCATTCTACTCGATTTTTTATAATTGTAGAAGATAAATATAAATTATTAAATCCAATTTTATCTAGGTTTTCCGAAATATATATTCCATTGCCTATCATAAATAATAAACCAACCAATCTGCATATTTATAATATAAATAATAATAGGTTTATTACTATTAAAAATGAAAGTAATAAAATAAAATTAATAATTAAACAATCTTTAGAAAGTATGGATAGTCCAGAGAAAATATATAATATAACTGAATATTTATATAACAAAGGAATTAGTGGTAATGATTTAATTAATTATATTACTAAGACATTTATAAACAATCATTATAAATATAAACTTTTAACAACAATTCAAAAGTCTAAAATAGAAATACGTAATGAATTTATGACAATTTTATTTATATTAAATTTAATTTTTTATCGTTCTGAAGATGATTTAGAAAATATATTAAATATATAAATGGATGATTATTCATTGACTAGTTTAACTGAATCAAAAAACGAGTGGTGCGCAAGATTAGTATCTCTCTTGACGCATCATATTATTATAGGTATTGAATCAATATTTAAAGAAGCTTTAACTATTTGTGTTAATGAAAAAGAAGAAAATAAATATTTAATGACGTTTCAAAACTTATTATGTGCGATTCCACAATGGAATCCAAGTATAATAGAGCAAGAAACAAAAAGAATTGAAACAAATAGTGGATGTAAATATTTAGAAGATTTAATAACATGCGTACATATTATTCAATTAAAAGCTCTGACGTGTATTCGTGTAGGACAAAAGTCAAAAAAAATAGATATTAATATTCCATCTGTAAATACGTTTATACATAATGTATATATTAATGTTGCCCGTAAATTATATACAAATGTTTATTTATATGAAAAAGATTTATATCCACTTCAAATTCAAAAAAATAAACACGAGGTAGAGTTTTTAGTAAAAGAAGCCATACTTTTAACAATTAGAGATAATATTCCTGTTGAAAAAATCCTACAATCTTACATGGAAGAAAGCGAAGAAGTTGAAGTTTTAAATATGCAGGCTCAGCAGGCCGAGCAGGCTCAGCAGGCTCAACCGATTCAACCAGTTCAACCAAATAGTTCTACTCTCAATCCAGATAATAGTACTTCAAATATACCAGTTGACTTATCTGTAAATCCATTATTGACAGATAATAAATTAGAAAATTATGCAAAAGATTTTAAAAAAGAGTTATCAAATATTGATACAAGCAATACAAGCAATACAAACAATACAAACAATAGTTCTTTAGATAAATTAAAAATTAATTTTCAAGATAAAGATATAATTATAAAAGAAGACGGTGTCCATTCAGAAGTTCTTGCTCCAAAAGATTTAAATACATTACAGCAACTGGCAAATGAGAGAAAAATAAAAGAACAAAATGAAAATTTATATAATAATGATTCTGATAAAATTTCTTTAGGATCTTCAATTGATTTAAATTTAGATGTTATTGAATTATAATTCGTTAATTAAAAAAAAACTTAATAATAGTTATAATATATTATGGATTATATATATAGTGCTGCTGTTGTATCGATTCTATTTATAATTTTAAAATTTTTAGAAACCAGATTTATATTAAAAGAAACAGTTAATCTAAAACAATTAGTTATTGATGGAATATTAGTATATTTAAGCGTTATTGTAGGGCATTTTATAAACGAACAATTAGTTAAGCAAACAACTAGTTTAGGACAAGCACCTGTATTTATAGATAATCCTAAATTTTAAAAGGTTTAGATATAATTTTAAAATATATTTAAAATTATATTATATAGTATGGATGAAGATTTAAAATGGCATCAAAAATTATTTATTATAATTTTATATTTATCTTGGTTCTTAGTTATAATATTATCTATTTGGCGTAATAATAATTTATTAATTATTTCTATAATAAAACAAAATTCATTATATTTATCGGTTTTATTATCTAAAATAGAAGTTATCATAAAAAAATATGATATAGAAAATATACTATTTATATTAGAACAATTTCTTAAAATTTATATTGGTGTATTATTAATCTATAAGTTTAACCCTTGGTCTGGTAGTTATAAATACTTTAAAAAATTTGACCAAAGAATTGCTTGGCATGCTGGTATATTTTTATTAATATCAACAATAATAACAAGTATATTACATAAATATTTACTTCAATTGGAAAAAAAATTTGCAAGTATTATTACCATAACTAATCTAAACTAATCGTATCGATATTCATTATTAGTGAACCAGATTTAATTTCTTTTTTAGGAACCATAAATTTATTGAATAATTTCTGCTGTAATACTTTATGAGGTAAATGGCCATGTACTTTTCTGGCAATCATTTTATATAATTTAAAGTCTGGATATCTCTCTTGATTATTATTTTTATAAAGCATATTTTTCCCTTCGTCATCTAAACACCAATCTACAATTATTTTATGAATTGGGCTCATATTTTTGGTATCATCATATTTATCAATAATAAAATCATAAATAGAACATCCTAATCTACATAAATCAAAGCTCATATTTGGTTCAATTAATGGTTTATTAGTATTATAAAATGGAGGACTATTATATTGAGTGGCGGCATCGCCATCTTTATGAAAACTGTCACTATACATTACTTGTCCTTTATACTCATAAATTGCTCTTCCAAAATCTATAATTTTAAAAAGTTTTCCATAAGTTGGGATTTTATAATGTTTGTCATTGTATTTATAGTATAAATATTTCTTTTCGGTTTTAATATACATTATATTATTTGTATGTAAATCATTATGAGTAAAATTAAATAACTTTTGATATGTAATAAGTATCATTAATATTTGAAGTATTATACATGTTAATTCATTGTTATCTATTTTATCATTTACTAATAAATCATCAAATGTATTTTCGCAACATTCAATTGTTATTATATTTACAGGAAACTCTTTTACGGATACCATTATATCATTAATTTCATCGGAAGACCCACTTGATCCAGAATAATAACTATTATTTTCATTGTCATCTTCGCCATTATCTTCGCCAGGATCTTCGCTGTTGCCTTCACCTTCATGTTCATCTTCACTATCTTCACTATCTTTACTATTTGAATCATTAGAACTTGATTTAGATGATTGTGATGTTCGCGATGATATATCAGAACAACTATCTTCCGTTGCATTGGTAGCATCTTTTATTTCGGTTGAACCTTTTGCTTTTATTGCTTCAATTTCATCTTTTGCGTCTGTTGATTCTATATTATAAATTAATGTATCACGATCATTGATATCTGGGATGATATCTACTATTGGTATATTTGATTCTATTATTTCTATATCTAATAATGATACATCACAATCTGTAGAAAATTTTATTGGTTTTTTATATCGTCTTGATTTATCATTAAATAATAATGATTCTTGTTCGCTGTTAACAAATTTATATAAATGTTTATTTTCATAAAAAAATTTGCTGGCAAATAGCATATCTAAATCATCACTAATATCAATTATATATTCATTCTTTATTCCTAAAAAAGATCCATAAAAATTAATTCCATGTAAAAAATTTTTATAATTTAATAATTGACTTGATAAATATATAAAAAAACTGTCTATATATGCTGAATTATTAGGACAATCAAGTTTTTCAAATTGTGACTTGGAGTTTAGTTTTGGTAATTCAAAAATACAAGAATCATATTTTCCGGCAAGAAACTTAAATGGGTCTAATAAAGGAGCATATTTTATAAAAATAGTACTATCTTTAATATCATTTGATTCATTATTTGATTCATTGTTTTTTATTGTTCCCTTATATTTATTTTCATTTATTTTCTCAGTTATACTATTTAAACTATATTTATGATTTAAATTTATATTATTGTAATTTGAATCTGATAATTTAAAAAAATTATTATATAATGGAATATAATTCTGAGATTGTCGAGCATTTACTAAATTAATATCTTCAAACTCTGTAAATAAGTTTGAGTTTGGTGATTTTCTATATGTTAAATTCATTTAGGTTATTAAAATACTTTTTTTTTATTTTTTAAACTTAATAAATATTTTACAAATATTTTACAAATATTTATAAAATTAGCGTAAATAATATTATTTTTATTTCTAAAATAGTTATAAATGACTTTACAATTAAAAAAATTTGATATGAAAAGTATTAGTTTTAGACCAGATGAAACTAAAGGCCCAGTTATTGTTCTTATAGGACGCCGTGATACCGGTAAATCATTTTTAGTTAGAGATTTATTATATTATCATCAAGATATTCCAATAGGGACGGTAATCTCAGGGACAGAAGCGGGAAACGGATTTTACGCTACCCATATTCCAAAATTATTTATTCATGATGAATATAATATTCTTATTATTGAAAATATATTAAAAAGACAAAAAACAGTTTTAAAACAAATTAAAAAAGATATGGAAGTATATAAAAAAAGCTCAATAGATCCAAGAGCATTTGTAATATTAGATGATTGTTTGTTTGATGATAGATGGACCAGAGATAAAATGATGCGTTTGCTATTTATGAATGGCCGTCATTGGAAAATTATGTTAATAATTACTATGCAATATCCATTAGGTATTCCTCCTACATTAAGAACTAATATAGATTATGTATTTATATTGAGAGAACCATATATAGCAAATAGAAGACGAATTTATGAAAACTATGCTGGCATGTTTCCAACATTTGAATCGTTTTGTCAAGTAATGGATCAATGTACTGAAAACTTTGAATGTTTAGTTATTAATAATAATGTTAAATCAAATAAATTACAAGACCAGATTTTTTGGTATAAAGCGGAATCTCACAAAGATTTTAAACTTGGTTCTCGCGAATTTTGGGAAATATCCAAAAATATTGTTTCTGATGATGAAGATGATGTGTATGATCCAAGTAAAGGAGTAAGAAGAACTGGACAAAAAATTAATGTTAAAAAAAATAAGTGGTAATGATTACTATATATGTGCAATTTACAATAAAACATTATAAAACCAATCACTAAAATAAAATTTTTCAAAAGGTTCTGATCCATTTTTAATTAAATTATTTAAATTATCTTCTCTGTCATAATCATTAGACCCACCATCAACCCTGTAAAATAATAGATGATCAGTTAAATCACAACTTAATACATCAATGTATCCCATACCAGAATATTTATATCCAATATCAAATACATTAGTTTGTCCTTGTGTAGATAATTTATTGTACCGTTCTAATGCTTCCTCTAGACTCATAATAGTCCATACATCAAAGTATATTTCTTTTTTTGGGTCTCCAAATATCTCATAGATATTTTTAATATTTCTATTTAATCCTTCTGGTATTAGATCATTTGTAAATAAATTATTGAATTGTTTAAATGGTTGTTGATTAGTATCACTATAAAAGAATGGCTTTTCTGAAGATATATAGTTATTTGTAGAAATATTACATTTTTCTAATACATCCAGAATTTTTTTCATTTGTTCTGTTTTTGTCGCAATAATAGAATTCATATTACTAGAATTCATATTACTATTTATATTTCAATTTATTTTTAAAATTTATTTTTAAAATTTAAATTATAATATATTATATATTATAATATATAATATATAATATGTATTTAGACATACTTAAATTAACTGTTATTTTTACATTTTTAGATTCTATTTATTTATATTTAATGAAAAATAATTTTTTTACAATGATAAGAAATATACAACATAGTAATTTAGAATTTGCTTTAATTCCTGCCTTATTTTGTTATGTATTTTTAATATTTCTATTATATTATTTTATTATTTTAAAGAAACGACCTCTTTATGAAGCTTTTTTCTTAGGATTTGCGATTTATGGCGTATATGAAACCACTAATTTAGCAATCTTTAAAAAATGGAGTCCAATAATTAGTTTAATAGATACTATTTGGGGAGGTGTTTTATTTTATTCTTCTTATTTATTATTTAAACTTATTAAGTAAATTATTAAAATACTTATTTAGATATACAATTATAAAAGCACAAATTATTAAATTTATACCCATATGATTCATATTTTCAATTTCATTAGTATCATATTTTGTGCCAAAAACTATATCAAATATGTCAATTCCATAATTTTTATGACAATCTATATGATGCTGAATATGAGTTTTTGGTTTTAAATAATAATAATTTATATTGTGGACACTTGCATATGTAAGGCCCCACACAAAACAAACTCTAATATCAACACGTTTACAAAATTCAATAAGTAAATATGGTACAATTCCTTGAAATAAAAAATTATTTAAAAACTCATATACAATATTAGTTGGTTGTTTATTTATAGAAGTATCATGATGAATATTTCTATGAAAATCAAAAACACTAGTTACTTTAAGCATGCAATTATTAAAAAATTTATTTTCTGTAAAAATATTATACTTATGAAATAACTCTGTAAAACATAAAGAATGAAATATGGCATGAATAGTATAACCGAAAAATCCTATAAAATATAAACTTATAAATGTTTTAATAAAACTAGAACCCTTTTTATTTTTATATAATATAAAAACTGTTACTACTCCAGCTATAGATAAAAATATATTAAGTTTAAAACTTTCTTTAATTTGTTGTAATTTAGTTTTTTCTTCTTTAATTTTAATATTTTCTATTTTTTTATTTTTTTTATTTTTTTTATTTTTTTTTAATTTACTCATATTATAAAACTTATAATTTAGTTTAATATTTATTTTTAATAAATATTAATTAATTAATAATGGAAACAAATAAAGAAACAAATAAAGATAAGCGCAAACATAGAAAATATATAGTGGCAGGCTATCTTAAATTATTATGCGATAAATGCAGTATTAGTAATCATACAATAGGAATGTATATTCGAGGATGGCATATTATGACTCCATTATACAGTATTATTTTGATGTTTTATATTTCTAAATTATTATATCGCATATTAATATTATATTTATTATTTTTATTAATTGCGTTTATTTATTTTAAAGGATGCGTGTTAACAGTCTTAGAAAAAGAACTTTGTGGTGATACATTTACCTTTATTGATCCTGTATTAGAATATTATAATATTGAATTAAACTCAAAAAATCGTTATAATATCAGTTTAATTTTTGCTAAACTATATTTGGCAATTACTTTTACAATTTATTATTATAGATTTTATAAATTTAAGGATTTAAAGCTTAATATCCCATAGATAATCTTACAAGTAGAATATAAACAAATGTATGTAATATATAACCAAATAATGTGGGACAGTTTTTACGATTTAACACATTTCCAAAAATACTATTTGTTAATTTAAATATATAATTATTAAATATTAATAACACAATTAAACCGCCCATAATTGAAAATCTCCACTTATCATAACTATTTGGCGGTGCTTTATGATTATTGCCTCCGTTGCCTCCATTGCCTCCATTAGTATTTCCGCAAGTCATTTATATATATATATATATATAAATATAATTATTAAAAATATTATTTTTTTCCTAAAATAATATATTTTAAGATATTTTAAGATATTAGAATATTTATTTATATATATAAATATTAATATGGATGAAAAAAATATGAGTTTTAGTGATGTGCGTAATTTAGTGTTTAGTAAAATTAATTATAATATAAATGACCCTCAAAAAAAACGAGTTGCTGTGATAGTTAATTTTATCAATGAACAAGTTAAAAAATATAAAATGGGTCTTAAATTAGCAAAAAAAAATATGAATACTTTACCAGAACTAGTGAAAAAGACGCCAATTGAACAAATCAAATATTTTTACGCATTATCTTCCTATACTATGTTAGTCTCACTAGAATCTGCGGCAAAAAAAAATAAATTAACGAAAGAACAGTGTGATGCTGTAACAAGTGATATTAATTATCTTATTACAAAATATAAGATTGACCAAAAAAAAGATAAAATGGGATATAATAAAGATGGTTGCACTAAAAAATATAAAACTAAAAAAAATTGTACTAAAAAAATATGTGGAGGGTGATCGCCATATGTTTAAATTAAAATACACGTTTTTAGTTTTAGTTTTTTAGTTGTAGTCGTTATGAATATTTAAAGTTAAATACTTCTTTAAATAGGAGAAAAAGACTAATTATATATACAATTTATACTATATATACTATATATATATAGATAGATAGATAGATATATAATGAAAACTAAAAAAACTAAACGTGCAATTGCCATATTATATCCGGATAAACATTTTTCTAAGAAAAATAATGTTAAAGGAATTGTAAGTTTCACACAAAAAAATAATAACTTATATATTAAATACAATATTGAAAACTTACCAAAAGGATATCATGGATTTCACATCCATGAATATGGAGATTTATCAGAAGGATGTAAAACAGCAGGACCGCATTTTACAACTTATAAAAAAAATATTCATGGAGGACCAACTCATAGTCAAAAACACAATGGCGATTTAGGAAATATTTTTAATAAAAAAAAGAATGCACGCGGCACCAAAAAAATATCAACAACTGTTTTAAGTCTAAATAAAAACAGCAAAAAATCTATAATTGGACGAAGTATTATTATTCACAAAGATAAAGATGATTTAGGTAGAGCCAATAATCCAGAATCGCTCATTACAGGCAACGCAGGCGCGCGCTTGGCATGCGGAGTAATTGGACTTGCCAAATCATAACTATTTATTATAATATAATTTT